TTCAAGTCGTTGTGCTCGTTTTCCATACTTTTTATCTATGTGTTTTTTTAAACCTGCTGCTGTAATACTACGTTTAGTTTTAAATTCTATCCAGTCACAAGCATCTCGCAAGCTTATAGATTCACTAGCTACTAAGTCTTCGGCAATTTCTAAAGCTTCTATTTGTTCCGGTATTGGTTTAAAATAACCTTCTACTTCACTAGGCCCATAACCAAAAGGAATTGTTGAAGTCTTCCTTTTTATGTATCCATCTTTCATTTTTTAAATATGCGATCCCAGTTATTATCAAACTGTTCTTTAGACACAGATTGTTTTCTAGGTCTTGAACCTTTACCAATACGACCACCATTCTTCTTATTAGTCATAAGAACTGGCTTTTCATTACTTCCTAACTGTGGCATCTTACCATTTAACTTTATTAGCCCACCATGCAGCAGACATTTTACCACGAGCAATATTTTTAGCGTGACGAGCTTTAAAAGATTTACGTTTTGCTTTCATACGAGCAGACTCACCTTTTTTAGGTTTACCTGCTGTACCTTTAACTGTACCAACTTTTTTTCCTTGTTGTCCGAAGCGAATAGTTTTTATCTTATCCCCTTCTTTTGCAACAACAATGTGAGACTTCGTTGGATGATTAGGAGTACGTTTAGGTTTGTTATAACCACTTACTCCTGCTCGTTTTAAACGTGAGTCTTTAGCTTTACCACCTTTTTTATAATCTTCTCTCATCATATTAGAATGGTTCTTTTGTAATATTTTTAATATTATGTTTTATATTGTTGTATGTTTCAGGCTTAAACTTTTTTAAACCAAGACCAGTAATAACTAGTAACACAACTAGAAAAATAAATATATCCATATTATTATCTCCTTTTCTTTTTAGTTTTAGTTTTACGATGTAAGCCATGTTGAGCATGTTGCTTACCCTTTGCAGTGGCTTCTCTCTTCTTTTTATTTGCAGCAGCTAACTTACGTCTACCGGCTGCAGTTGATTTAAGTTTTTTAATCTTTGCAGATGGAGCATAGACCTCTCCAGTTTCAGAAGATTTCTTTCCACTGGGAGTTCTCCATTTCTGTTTTGTCCATTTCTTTAAAGACCTTTGAGATTTTTTAAGTGCCATTATTTATCCTTTTCACTATATAAATTATTAAAAGTTATTTCTGGATTCATATAACTTTCGTGTCCTTCTGCAGAATGTAACCACTGGGAAGGGATAAAGTCTGGTGGTCCTTCACCAGTTGCCCACAACGCAGGGTTAGTAACTCTAACTCTGTTATTGGGTAATGCAATAATATTTCCTTTCCAAGGACAATCTTCTGTAATATATAGTACGTGAGACTGTTTATGTTGTGCCGGGTCGTCAGCAATACTGTTATCGGTGTAGTCTACAGTAAACAAATATCTTGCTGTGTAGAACTCATTTGCAATTTTAGCAATCCAAGGTGATGAACTTGTTCTATCTAAAACCACAACTGAGTGTGTTCTAGCTTCACAATCCCAAGGCTGCACCAAATGATTTTCCATTGGTTCTGCCCATTCATCCATAGGTATGTCAGCTACTAAACCTTGTATGGGCATCCTAGCCCACATAGCTCCACCATGAATATTACCTTCTTCCCAATCATCTCGGTCTACTTCATTTCCAGTAAATACTACTTGAAAACTAAGAGACCTATCAGGTATTGTGTTTACTGCTATTGCTAGTGCATGAATAAACTCACCATGATATTTTAAATGATTGTGTGTAAACTCCCTCCTTACCCAACATGGAAAGTGAGGAATATTACTCATTAAGAAAGACATTTAACCTTTCTTCTTCTTACGAGTAGCTTTCCTTTTAACTACTCTTTTAGCTCCCCCTTTAGACATACTTTTCTTTTTCTTAGCTCCGCCTTTAGCGTAGCCTTTTCTCATTTTATGCTGTGGTGTATGTGGCATTATATGCTCCTTACATTAGTTAATATTAAGTCTTGCGACCATGTTGTTTTCGGATAGCTTCTTTTCCTTTCTTAGCTATCTGAGCCTGTGTAGCTTTACCTGCTACTTTAGCACGTTGTTCTAATACTGTTAATATCTGTATCTTACGTGCAAAAGGTTTTTTAATTCGTTTTACTTTGGCTACTGTAGCTCTGGCATCAGCCGGAGTTGCAAACTTAATTGATACAGTATCCTTTGGATTCTCGTCTGTGTATAGTCTTCTTCCACTACCCTTAGGTTTTTTACCTGTTCCTTTCTTAGGGTCTCTCTTCTTTTTAGTCATGACTGTAAATTATAAATAATTAATAATATGAATATTGCTCCGAGTACTGGTGGTAGTGTAGGTAAGAACACCATATACCATAAAGGTCTACTAAGTAGCTTACGATTTGTATCCTCCACCTGCTGCTTTGTATTGTTTTGCAAGCATCTGTGCTTTTCTTGCACTCCATTGTCCGGGTCTTCCACCTTTACTCCCTGCTTTAATTTTATTAAATAATCTTTTACGCATAGTAGGTTTTGTATAGTTACCTGCTTTGTTTACTGTAGATTTCTTTTTAGTTGTTGTTTTCTTTCTTGGCATTGTTCTTCCTTCTCTTTTGCATTAGATGCTCCCACATAGTATTGTTAGCATCCAACTTCTGTTTCATCGTAGCTGTCTTCTTCTTCATATTCTATTTCTTCAGCATCTATTGTTACAGGAGCTTTATCTGGTAATATAAAGATACCACTAGATGCTTGCATATTAATATCTAACTTCTCAGACTTTGACACTCCTACACGGTCTAATAAAGACTGTGCAGCTACCAGTTTATTACTAGCCTGAGGTATTGGTTTATCGGAATCCATGATTTCTAAGAGCTTAAAAGCTGCCTTAGGTGCATTATGAGCTAGTACATCCTTAGTTAACTCTAAGACTTCGTTCTTTAAAGACTTTAAAACCTGATAATGTCCACCAGAATAACCTGCTAAAGCTGCTGCAGCCTTTGCATCTCCTTGTGTTTCTACAAGATTGTCTAAAAATAATTGTTGTTTGTCTGTAAGCTTTCTAGCTTGTTGAGTTGTGGGTATAATACTGCTCATGTAAACTAGTATAAGGTGCTATGAAAAAAAGTCAAGAAGGACTTGACAAAAAGCTCTCTGGACTGTAGAATGAGGCTTGTCCGGTAGGCAGGTTAGCACCTACAGGATACCCACCACTATATAGTCTTTAAAGCCCGACATTTCTGGTTTACACCCCAAACAGCAAAAAATATATAACCACACCATAGATATATATGGAGGGTGGTATGGTCTCCTGCGTACCCATAGACTATTCGGGATATGAAAGGCGATAGGACCAAATAGATATTGATATTCAAACTCTCAGGAGAATTCAGGTCTATATAGAACAGAGATGTGTCACGATAGACTTTGTGGAACAACCCTATATTGAAAAGTCCACTAGCTTTTTGAAATTTTGATAGACTTCCTAGAACAAAGATGCTGACAGGCAAGCTCTTAGTCTCGGGACTAGGCTCTCCCCAAGCAATGATGTCTATCAATATAATAATTCTTAGCAATCTTCACATTGCTTCTCGAGCTTGCAGGACCATCAAGTGTGTGCTTCACTTTCAAAAACTATCTAGTTTACAAAATCTACAAAGTTAATAAACATATATAAAATTATTATTAAACTAAAAACTTCATAAACTTCAAAGGGTTAGATAGTTTTTGTTTGAATTCATATTGCCACTTCGTATCCATATTATAAGTATCCTTAGTTCGATATTGCCTATCATTATAAGAGCAATCGTGATATTCTTCGATTGTCTCCATCAACTGCTCTCGCATGCTAACTTTTACGCTTCTAGAACAGAAATCCTTTGTGCACCTTGAAATCCTTGTATCACTAAGCCCTAAGCCCTGTCTTGATACTCAAAGAGTTTGCGTGCTCCTTAAACGCAATAAGTTTCATATATATTCTCCCTGTATCTTTATTATTAATTTTACATGAACCAAAAAGCGTCACAAGGCAAGCTAAAGCATTAAGCTCCTCCTTTTACTAGTCCTTTATAAGAGCTTAATGTCCTTGCTAGCTTTTTGGTTCATGTTAGAATATTGTAAACAGGGAGAATATTATGATACTAATTACCTTTAAGAACCAAGAAACTTATGAGTTTCAAGACAGTTTTATGGCAAAGTGCTTCATAGGATTTCAATCCACACAAAGCATTTCTGTTGTAAAAGTTAGATGCGATAGGGCATCTGATTACGTGGCAATCGAAGATTATCTTAGATTGCTTAATAATAATATCCAATAAAACTAAGGAGTTATAATATGGATACTACGTTTGATATGAAAAAAGTGAAGCAGGAAACACTTGAAGGTCCTGCAACCTATAATCAATGTGTTGGGCTTGCTAAGAAGTTCTCATATGGATTAAAGGGAAAAGAATGGGGAGAGTCCTATTCTAGAATAAGAGCTTGCCTTTTAGCAGAAAGCAAAGAGGGAAGACTTACATTCCAAAAAGCTAGTGGACTTTTCGGGAAAACAAAGCTCCCCAAAGTCTATCGTGACAAAATACAAAAATATCTAGACCTGAATTCTGGATAGTTTGTAACTAAGAAAAGAGCTAGGTCCTATCGCCTAGCTTTTTTTTGTCTATGGGTACTGAGTAGGCTTGGCATTCGCCAAGTCTTCTTTTTTTGCAGGAGACCAACCATACTTAATATTACTTTAGAGTATTCCATATACTTCAGTATACAGTAGGGGGCAACAGGTGGAGGGCATACTGTGGATAAGTTGTATATAAGTTGTATATAACCTGTATATAACCTGTATATATCCTGTGGATAACTTTCGTATTTATATATAATAGAGGGGCAACAGATGGAGGGAATTAAAACTGTACCTTTGCCTACTGTACCTTACTAAACTATGTACCTATATCTGTACCTTTTATAGTATAGTAGTCTTCAAACTATTAAGATAATAGATATAATAGACTTGACAAGATTGGGGCGTTCGGGTTAAACTTTAAAGCGTTCGGGGCAGACCTCGGACATTTGTTTAAATATAATAACCTGAGGAGGTTTAATATGTCAAAAGTAAATATTGGTTTACATAAAGTAAACGAAGTAGTAGTTTCTAATCATGTACACAGAGATGATAAAGGACATGGTTGGTTTGTTACTAAAGATATTTTAGTGATTAATGAAGAAGGCGAAGAAGTATTATGTATTACTTTGTTTGCTGAACACTTAAATCAATTAAAATTTAAAACTGTTGAGTCTTATGAGGGCAGAGAAGATGATATAGTTACTAAACGCTTTGGTGAAACTTTAATAGATGATTTAACTAAAGATGATATTAATGCAAGAGCAAAGGAGAATTCATAATGGAAAGAATTATTCAAGACTGGGAGCTAGTTAAACAGCTCATAAAAGATATTGAAGATAATAGTGATGATGAACTTAACTTCGAGGAGGACTAATGAGTTTTAGAACACAAGACTTAGCTTTCGACCACTATTACAATAAAGGTTTTAAATATGATAAGTCCATGAGTGTCCGAGAGGATAAATGGTACATGTTTAGAAAGGGCAATCGCTATGTAGTTATAACTCCCAAGTATGATAATATACTGGGAACTAGTTGGATAGCAAGGAGCTTTTATTAATATAATAGATATAACAGGCTTGACAGGGATTGTCGAGTCGGTTATACTTTTAGGGCTTCGGCAATGGAGGGTATCTCTTAGATACTTTTTTAATAATAATAATACCTGAGGAGGTAATAAAGATATGAGTAAGATTACTTATACTGTAAAAGGGAGTGCGACTTCCAGACCAATCGCATTAGCACCATTATCAATTCAAAAGATTTGGAATAGAGGAACTGAGTTAGGAGTTAATATCCTAAGAGTCAGAGCTGTTCAAAATCGTAATGAAGTAACTTCTGGTACTACATTTGATGGCTATCACAAGAACAAAGTTTCTATTTATAGCCAGAAAGCTAACCCTGCTAAAGAGCTTTGGTTTAGGAGGTTTGTTAAACTGAATGAAGCTAACAAGAGTATGCAAGTTCTTGAAGTTGCAAAAAATATTGATGTTGAAGATACTTTGAATGTCATGGACTCTTACAATACATTTGCCAATGGTAATGTATTTACTAGGTTCTTCAGAAAAGTATTTAGCTTAGTCTAATACTAAGAGTTTGATAGTTCTCTTTAAAAACTATCACCCTTTTAATAACAATCTATGGAGATAGAAATATGGCACAAATGAGAAAATTTGAACAAGAAGCAATAGTTAATCAGATAGTGAAAACTATTAAATCTAAGTTTGAAAAAAATAATGAAATTACTAAAACACAAAAAGAGTATAAAGATATAGCAGACGTTAATGCTGATATTATCAAACTTGAAAATAAAGTTTCAACCATTCGAAAGGAAATAAATGAGCTTGAGTCTTTAAGAAAAGATAAAATAAAAGCATTTGAATTGGATTTCGGCATTGAATTATGCTATGATTATCATAATAAACTTAGTTTTAATTTTAAAGAATGGACTATTAGACGAGATGTTGAAGACAAATTAGCTATAGCTTTACTTGGTAGTGAGTGGAAAGATAATCTTCCTGCTATCATTGAGGAGATTGCTAGTCAATTTTAATTTAAAAGTGTAGCTAGACTAATAGTAACTGGGAGTAGAATGTATTTATATATTCGTAAATCTTGAACTTAGTTTAGCTACACACTTTTAACTGGAGAAAAGCTAATGCCTACATATAAATTACTATCAAAAGGTAGTGTTAAAATAGATAAAGGTAATAAGATACAAAGCAAATATTTTAGTAGAGTTATGTATCTTGCACCACACGACTTAGCTGATGGCAAACGTACTGTATGTCCATATGCTACAGTTGCTAAATGCCATGAGCCATGTTTAAATCTATCAGGCAATGGTTTTTACAACAATGTTCAAAAAGGTAGAATTAGAAAGACTTTATTGTTTTTAGATAACTATGATACATTCATGGAGTATTTAATTGAAGACATACACAAGTTTATTGATGAGTGTTATGAGCTTGATAAGATACCATGTCTAAGACTTAATGGTACTTCGGATATACAATGGGAACATCAGTTGGTTGATGGCAAGAATATATTTGAAATATTTCCTGATGTCTTGTTTTATGATTACACCAAGATACCTACACGAAAAGTTTCACATATTAAAAACTATCATTTGACTTGGAGTTACTCAGAAGCTAACGATAAGTATGCTAAATTATTTGATAAGGTACAATGCAACAAAGCTGTTGTATTTAGAAAAGAATTACCTGAGACTTTCAAAGGTCTCAAAGTAATAAATGGTGACAAACATGATATGAGATTTCTTGACGAACCTAACGTAGTAGTTGGGTTACTAGCAAAAGCTAAAGCTAAGAAAGATTATTCAGGGTTTGTTGTTGATGATAACTTAATAGAAGCGAGGGCAATATGAAATATAAATATATTGTTTGGGTTGGTGGGTGTGATGATTATTACACCGATTATAATAAAGCAAAAGAACATTATGATGAATGGATTAAGAAAGGATATGATGATGTTTGTATAGAACAAATAGAAACGAGGGCAGTAGTATGATGATACTAAATTACGAAAGTAAAAAAGAGTTGAAAGAAAACATAGGTAATCGATTAAGATATACTGAAACTTCTTTCTTTGGTAACGAATATGAAAGCAATGGAACTTTTGTAGGTTGTAATCGACCATATGACCCAAGAGGTACAGGAACTAGAGAGTTCTTTGCAACAGTTACAATGGTTGATGATTTAATTAGTGAGGTAAAATAATATGAGTGATGGAGTTGAAGTAAGTTTTAGAGACAAAATCTGGATTAAATCTAGTGATAATCAGTTTGCTTTTGAAATAGAAATTAGAGATGTAATTCATCTTTTAATTCATGCTTTAGATGAAGTTGATTACGAGGGAAACAAAACTTATACAACAATATTTGAAGAATTTATAAATAAAACTAATGGAGAAATATTAAAATGAGTAGTGCATACGAAAAAACAGCAAAAGAACACATGGTTCTAACTGGATTAGAAGATTATATTGAAGATACGATTGAGTATTCTGATACAATACTTAGCATTCATAATGATATACAAGAGGTTAAAGATATTGCAGAAGATAATCATAGATATGCTATGGACCATATTAATGATGAGTATAGTAGATTAGAGTCAGAGCTTGATAGCAAAGTATATGATTTAGAAAGTATGATTGATGATTTAAAACAAATGATTGAGGACTTGAAAAAATGAGTAATGAAGCAAACGAAAGACTACAAGAGTTTATAAGTGAAGAAGTATCTAGGCAATGGCAACTGCCTAATAGACCTGATTTAGAGAAAGACTGTGTAGAGTTTATATGGGATAGATGGGGAGAAAACCCTTATCAAGACGAAGTATATATAACTTTTTTATTAATACAGTTTCTATCAGGTCATTGTCGTAATGCATTATCTTCACAAGATATTGACTTTATGGCTATAGAAGAGATACATAGAAATTTAGAAAGACAATTAGAGGAAACAAGATGAAAGCAATATTAATTGATGTACATACACAATCAGTAACTGAGGTAGAACATGATAATACTTTAGATAATATTTATGATTTATTAGACTGCAGAACTTTTGATGTAGTTAGGATTGATGAAGTAGATAGTATCTATGTTGATGATGAAGGATTATTTGTAGACGACCAGTTATTTTTTGAGTATGGTGGTGATGCCCAATCTGTTAGACTAGCAGGTAATGGATTAATACTTGGAGTAGATGATGAAGGCAACTCTATTAGTCCTCGAACAACTGTTGAAGAAGTGGAGGGTAGAGTTGGTTTCTTACCTAGAGGATATTCATGGTAGACGTTGAAGTATATGGATATGACGACAATGGTATCAATGTTGAATGGTATTGGAGTGACCAAGTAAAAAAGAATTGGAAGACTTGGAAACCTAAGGTGGAGGATGTATTACTAGTAGACTTGACACACACCCAAAGAAATGGTAAAATTATCTATGAAATTTTTCAGGATGTAATGGATAAAGAACATCCTAAGAAAATTAAACCAACAGGAATATATAAAGTAAGGAGGTAAAGTGGATAGTTATATAGTAGAAGTTATAGATGAATTAAATGAGTCTTGTGTTATAATTAATTATGCAGACACTATACAAGAACTAGTAGATAACATAGTTTGTATGGAGGGATTTAAATTTATCAAAAGGATTAGAAGACAATCAGATGATAAAGAAATAAGATTAACAAAAGACAAAATAGACTTAGAAGAACTTAGATTATTAAGGTCGTTAATTGATGATGAAATTGAACTAAGAAATACATTAACAAATCAAGAGGAAGATAAAACTATACAGTGAGAAAAGCTAGACAAAAAATAGAACATACTTCTAAGACTGGTTCTAGAGGTAAAAAGACTTGGCAGGGTAGAGGGAATGTAGGTACTTCGACTATGCCAAAGAGAAAGAAACAAACCTACAAAGCTTATAGAGGGCAAGGAAAATGAAAATAACAGGATGGAAATTAGTTATCTTTTGGGAAGATGAAACTACTGAGGATGTAGTTGATGTACCCGACTGGGTAGCAACAGAAATTGACGAATATTTAAATGAAATAGAGGAGGAATATGTATGATTGAAATATCACAAGCAACACTAGATGTCATTGAGTCTATTAAAAATAGTAGACCACTACGTTTTACATATAGAGACAGTGGTGAAAGACTAATACAACCAACAGGTTTTTTCGGAGACTTTGTTGGGTTTGAGGGTAATGATTTAGATGTACCTGACGAAGAGAATAACTTTAAAAGATTTTTATTTAAAAGAGTTACTCATTGGGATGGAGTATGTTTACCTTACAAAGTTTCAGTAACATTTAAGTTTGAAGGTTATCCAACAGACAAGGAAGTAAGAGAACAACTTATCTTTCTTGCCGAAGAAAGTGAAGACTTAGAATACACCATCACACAAGATAATGACTGAGTATGACATACATAAAATATTTGCAGAACAACAAGAACATGACAGAGTAACAGCACTGTATGCTGATAATGGAGTAATTGAATTACGATATGCTGATGGCACTGCAGAAATTTACAAGAAACGTAAATGGTTAAAAGGTTTTAAATTAATAAGGAGAAGACAATGAAAATTGCAACAACACTTATATGTTTACTAGCTATAGCAGTGGGCATAAATGTTTATTCTTCGCATACAGAACGAGACAGATTAGAAACTGCTCTACGTTTATTGGATGCACGAATAAGTGAAAACAGCACTTCTATTAAAGAGGTGGAGGATTATATTGTAGATAGCACAATAGAACTAGAACGAATGCACTACATTATGATGGATAATATTAGAGATGTAGGTAAGTCTTTGAATAGTCATGAGCATGAGCCTGTGTATATTGAAGTACCGGAAGTTCCTGCTGTAGAGATTACAACAAAGCCTGAACCTAAACCTGAACCTGTAGAAGAACCAACTTTAGAAAGAGTGTATGATGAAGAAACACAATTGCATACACCAGTCTTTACAGTTGAAAAAGAAGTGGAGGTAGTCAAGGAAACATTTAGTTGTCCGAAAGCTAACAGCAGACTTGGTAAATACATAGAAGATATAAGTATTCGTAAAGACTATGAGTTTGTGGCAACCTATGATGTTGTTGACTCTAGTATAGATAATATTAGATTTGACAAGACACTACCTAATAGTTTAAAATTTGCAGTGTCAAGATATATTAAGAGCTTAACAGCTCGTGGTAATAAAGCTGATTGTAAAATATCAATTAAAGTATTGGAGAACTAAATGCAAGAATTTTATAGACTAACCAAATCTGAGTACATGGAGTTTAATAACTTTTGTACAGAGAATTACAAAGAATTATATGAGAATAAAGATGGACATGTAGTACACTATATGCCTAATTCTGATAGCTTTCATGTATATGTAGATGCAAATGAACAATCAGGTATGCAAGATTTTTTAGATAAACTGCTTGCATACGAATTGTAAGTATGGTATAATGCACTCACTCAAAGACATGACCTTGATATTAAAGGCTTTCCTTGAGTCACCGAGTAGCATTAGCCCTCTATCTCCATCCTCCTCAAGGAGCTACTTGGTTCAGTTATCTGAGGTGATGGGGCAACTGGCTCATAGCCCCAACTCGAAAGAGTTAGCTATGGTTTTTAAATACTGTTAAAATAGGAGAAAAAAAATATGGCAGTAGTTAATGGAACTGCGTATTGGGCAAGTATTAAAACACCTAATACGAAATTCGAACCAGTATATACAATCAACCTTGTGGTTGACGAAGATACTGCAAATGATTTTGCGTCAAGAGGACACAAAATTAAACAGATGGATGAAGGTCCATCTATTGTTATCAAAAGAAAAGTTAATGGACCTAATGGAATGGTTCGTACAGCACCTAGACTTTTAGATGCTGATAAGAACGAAGTTAACTATTCAGTTGGTAATGGGTCTAAAGTTAGAGTACAATTCAATGAGTACCAAGGAGAAAATAAGTATGGACCATACACAGGTCTAGACTTACAAGCTGTCCAAGTGCTTGACCTTGTTGAGTACAGAGCAGAAGATGGTGCTGAACTTTTAGATGGGGAGGAGTTCTAATGACAGATACTCCTCAGTTGCAGGGTGCACCTATAACTATCAATCAAGAAGATGGTTCGGCTAAGGTATATGATACAGGACTGTTATCACCTGAAGCACAACAATCGGTTGATATGATTACCTTTATTGCAAGGTTAAGAAATGTACTTGATGCAGCAGGACAAGTATTCAGTAATGTAGTAACCAACAGTCTTATTGACGAAGCTGTAGTAGAAGAACTAAGCTCACCAAATAAGAAGGTTGAGGAAGACACTACTGATGATAAGGACACTAAATAATAGTGTTAGTAACACGAGGGCAGGTTACCATAGCTTGCCCTCATTTTTTTATGAGGAGGTTATATGGAACAAAGCACTTGGGATAAACACAAGCTACCCTGTCCAAAATGTGGTGGCAGTGACCCAGTATCTACGAACACAGATGGTTCAGGCTATTGCTTTAGCTGTAACCACTATTTCAAAGATTATCAAAGTGAAGTGGATGGTAACATAGTAGACATGGCTTCACACAAAGAACCTAGCACATTCTTAAACTCATACACAGGAGTCTTTGGTGACCTGACTGATAGAAAGATTAGTCAAGATGTTGCTAAGAAATATTCTGTACGTGTGATTTATGATAGTCAAGGCAAGGTAGCTAAGCATATCTATCCTTACTACAATAGCAATGAGATTGTCTCAACTAAAACAAGAACAGTAAGTACAAAAGGTTTTGTAGTCGATGGTGGCTACGAAGGTACAGGATTGTTTGGTGAGCAACTGTTTGGCAAAGGTGGTAAGTATCTAACGATAACAGAAGGTGAATGTGATGCTATGGCAGTCTACGAAATGTTCGACAAGAAGTGGGCATCAGTTTCAGTTAAGCGTGGTGCTCAAGGTGCAGTCAGAGATATACGAGACAGCATCGAGTTTGTTGAATCATTTGACCACGTTGTTCTTTGTTTTGATAATGACAAGTATGGTAGAGAAGCAGCTAGAAAAGTTGCTCGTATTATAAAACCCGGAAAAGCTAAGATAGTTTCTTTACCACAAGGTTTTAAAGATGCCAATGCTATGCTTGAACAAGGACAGTATGCACAGTTTACTAAGGCATGGTGGGATGCTAAGACATACACACCATCGGGTATCATGGAACTGTCTAGTGTAAAAGATAAATGGTTACACAGAGAACAGAAAGAAAGTATTGCGTATCCTTGGGAAGGACTTAACAAGAAACTTTATGGTATGCGTAAAGGAGAGTTGGTCACACTTACTGGTGGTACAGGACTTGGTAAGTCTAGTATTACTCGTGAGCTGACTCACTATCTAATTAAGAACACCGAAGATAATGTCGGTATCATAGCATTAGAAGAAAACTGGTTGAGGACTGCTGATGGTATTGTATCTATCGAAGCTAATGATAGATTGTATCTTGAAGAGAAACGCAAGAACTATACTGATGAACAACTACAAGAGTTATTTGATAAGGTCATTCAGAAAGACAAAGTATTTATTCATGCACATCTTGGAGCTACAGATATAGATGAAATCTTTTCTAAGCTTCGTTACATGATTGTTGGTTGTGAGTGTGATTGGGTAATCGTGGACCACTTACACATGTTGGTCAATCAACTGACTGAATCAGATGAACGCAGAGGTATTGATACATTGATGAACAGACTTCGTTCTTTAGTTGAAGAGACTGGTGTGGGTATGTTCTTAGTATCACACTTACGTAGAGCAGCAGGAGATAAAGGACACGAGCAGGGTATTGAAGTATCCCTATCACATCTCAAAGGCTCTCAAGGTATCTCACAGTTATCGGATTGTGTGATTGCATTAGAACGTAATCAACAGGCAGAAGATGAAATGGAATCGAATACAACTAAAGTTCGTGTTCTTAAATCTAGATACACAGGAGATACTGGACTAGCTTGTAGCTTGCTTTATGATATTCAAACTGGTAGAATGAATGAGGTTACAGATGAAGAAACCTTATACGACTTACCATTTTAGGAGAAGTTATGGAAGAAATTGTATTTGACATAGAAGCAAATGGCTTACAACCTGATAAGATTTGGTGTATTGTAGCCAAGCCTTTGGGTAAGCCTGTCGTATCGTTTGGTCCGAATGCTATTGATGAAGGTATTACATTTTTACAATCTGCTGATGTATTGATTGGTCATAATATATTAGGTTTTGATATACCTGTTATTAATAAACTTCATGGTGTAGACTTATCTAAGAAAGTAATTAAAGACACACTTGTTATGTCTAGATTGTTTAATCCTGTACGTGAGAATGGACATAGTTTAAAAACGTGGGGATACATTGTAGGCTTTCCTAAAAACGAACAACCCGAAGATTGGGATGGTTTCTCAGACGAGATGTTAAAGTATTGTCAACAAGATGTAATACTAAATGAAAAAGTATATCAACGTCTACTCAAAGAAGGTGAAAACTTTGGAGAAGATTCAATAGCACTTGAGCATGGAGTAGCAGAAGTTCTAAAACAACAAGAAGACAATGGGTTCGAGTTCAATCAAGAGTATGCTATGATGTTGGTAGCTCAGTTGAAAGAACGTATGTTTGAAGTTGAGAAAGAAGTACAAAAGGTTTTTAAACCTAAGATGGTAGATATAAAACAAGTTGTACCTAAGTTAAAGAAAGATGGAACACTATCCAAGTCAGGTTTAACAGCAGAAGAATATGATAGGCTCATAGAGTCAGGTGATTACAAACCTTTTATGAGACAGAAGTTACAAGACTTTAATCTAGGTTCTCGTAAACAGATAGGGGAATACCTTACAGACTTCGGTTGGAAACCTAACAGGTTTACTCCTACAGGTCTGCCGATAGTTGATGAATCTTCTTTGGCAAAGGTTAAAGATATACCGGAAGCTAGGTTAATAGCAGAGTTTCTACTGTTACAGAAACGCATAGCTCAGATTGATTCTTGGATACTTGCTGTACAGAAGGACAATAGAGTGCATGGCTTTGTAATACCTAATGGTACAATCACTGGTCGTATGTCTCATCGTTCTCCTAACGTAGCACAAGTTCCTAGTCTCAGTAGTGAGTATGGTAAAGAGTGCAGGTCTTGTTGGACTGTTAGAGATGGTTACAAATTAGTAGGTATAGATGCTAGTGGTTTAGAATTACGAATGTTAGCACATTATATGAATGACGAGGATTACACACATGAAGTTACAGAAGGAGACATACACACAGCTAATCAGAAAGCTGCAGGACTTAAATCAAGAAATCAGGCAAAGACATTTATCTATGCCTTCATATACGGAGCAGGAGATGCAAAGATTGGGTCAGTGGTTGGAGGAAACCAAAGAGATGGTGCAAAGCTTAGAAAGTCTTTCCTCGATAATAATCCATCACTTAAATTACTTAGAGAAAGGGTATCAAAAGCAGCTAAACGAGGATACCTCAAAGGATTAGATGGTCGTAAGATTTATGTAAGAAGTGAACATGCAGCACTCAATAGTTTACTACAAGGTGGTGGTGCAATCGTAATGAAACGAGCTTTACTTATGTTACAAAGTTTGATAAAATTAAATGCTCTCGATGCTAAGTTTGTAGCTAATATTCATGACGAATGGCAGATGGAAGTACGAGAAGATTTAGCAGACTTCGTGGGTGAGTTAGCTGTAGGATGTATAGAGAAAGCAGGTGAGTATTACAAGTTACGTTGTCCACTTACAGGTGAATATAAAATAGGAGGTGATTGGAGTGAAACCCATTAAAGATTCAAGCAGAAAAGGAGACTTTGCAGAGTATTATGCAGTCACTTGGTTGTGGGATAATGGATATGAAGTCTTCCAAAACTCAGGGTGTACTGGTCCAGTAGATATGATTGCTATGGACAAGAAAGGTAATACACTTTTAATTGATGTAAAGACTACACATACTAACCACAACAACGACAAGAAACCTAACTGTAAAAAAACAAGAACTAAATTACAACAAAAGTTAGGAGTTAAACTATTAGGATTTAATCCTGATACAAGAGAACTTCACTTTATCGAGCATGTAAAATGAAAAAGAAACTAGAAAACATAGTACCTGATATATACAAAGCTTTGACTCCTTTAGCAAAAGGTAAGGGTCTAGATTTGTCAGACGAAATGATTGAAGAGTTTGGTGAGGATATGAAAGAAGCCTTACGTGGTTGGGCAAAGAAACAACCCAAGACTAAAGACTCTTTACGTATGTCGAATGTAGGTAAACCTGCTCGTCAGCTTTGGTATAACAAACACTCAAAGATTAAACAAAAAGATTTACAATCTACTTTGTTAATTAAATTTTTGTATGGTCATATACTCGAAGCTCTCGTAGTATTCTTAGTAAAACTATCAGGACACAAGATTACTGACCAACAAAAAGAGGTAAACATTAGTGGCATCAAAGGTCACATGGATTGTAAAATAGATGGTGAAGTTGTAGATATTAAATCAGCTTCCGGTTTTTCATTCAACAAGTTTAAGAATGGTACATTACCTGAGAATGACAGCTTTGGATACCTTGCACAACTAGCAGGATATGAAGAAGCCGAAGGTACAAATCAGGGTGGTTTTCTAGCTATCAACAAAGAAACAGGAGAACTTTGGTTTTTTAGACCTGATGAACTTGACAAACCTGATATAAAGTCTAAAATTAAAGGGTTAAAGGCTACTCTAAAAAAGCCTGAACCACCTGAGTTATGTTATCAACCGATAGCAGATGGCACTGGTGGTAACTTCAAACTTCCGAGAGAATGTACATGGTGTCCTCACAAGCTAGAATGCCACTCGGAATCTAATAACGGACAAGGACTGCGTATCTTTGATTATGCAAGAGGTCCTGTGTTTTTCACAGATATAGTTAATGAACCAAGAGTTCAAGAGATTACCCATGAATGGAAAGAAAAGTAAATTAATACGCAAGAAAGCAGAAGAAATACAGATAGATTGGATTAATAGTTTATTAACAGAGGATACCGACAAGGTAACTCCTCAAACTTTAAACCAAGCGTTGCCTGACCAAGAATACTATTACAAAGGATTTACAATACATCATTCGTTTATGAATCATAAATGGGTAGAAAAACAAATCAAAAAGAAAAATGATATAACACTTGAGGAGTTACTCGAAATAAATGGCAGAGTTTAATTTAGAAGATTTGCGTTTAGAAGATTTATTGTTTATACTAGGTGGTGCAATACTACAAGGTAATACATCTGACAATATAGAATTAGAAGTATTACTACGTTTAGAAGAATTAGTAAGTATAAAGATAGATGAAAGAACTAGTGGTATACCTTTAGATACTACAATACATTAGGAGATACAATGGAATATAAATTTAACGAAGATAATATAATAGAACAAATAAAGAGATATGTAGATAGAACATACGAAAGACATTACGCACAAGGAAAGTATCAAGCAACTGATATGATTATTGATGCAGGGCATGGCAAAGGTTTTTGCATGGGTAATATTATGAAGTATGCTATGAGGTGTGGTAAGAAAGAAGGTAATGACCCTGAATTAGATTTGTTAAAGATTATACATTATGCTATAATAGCTATAGCATTGGAAGATACTGAGTATCATTTAGGAGATACAAATGATTAAAGAATATTTAGGTATTCAAATAGATTATAACAAAGATAAGAAACTAGATAAATTTAGTATTGATACATTACAAGATAGATATTTTTGGGAAAACGAAACCAGTCCACAGGAAGCTTTTGCAAGAGCTGCAGTTTTTGGAGCTACATACAAAGGTAATATAGATTTTAATTTAGCACAGAGGTTATATAATTATGCATCCGATAATTGGTTTATGTTTAGTACTCCTATACTTAGTAACGGGGGAACAACTCGTGGGTTACCTATTAGCTGCTTTCTCAATTATGTACCTGATTCGAGGATTGGTCTTTCTGACCACTATGATGAAAACATTTGGCTCGCAAGTTCAGGTGGAGGTATCGGTGGATATTGGGGAGATGTTAGGAGTGATGGTGTTTCAACTGGCAACGGTTCTCGTTCTACTGGGTCAATCCCCTTCATGCATGTAGTAGACTCTCAGATGTTAGCCTTTAATCAAGGCACTACAAGACGAGGAAGTTATGCAGCATATTCAGATATATCTCACCCTGAGATTGAAGAGTTTATTAATATGCGTAAGTCTTCCGGTGGTGATATAAATAGAAAGAATTTAAATTTACATAACGCAGTAAATATAACAAATACATTTTTAGAAGCTGTCAAGAATGATGATGAATGGAGATTGATAGACCCTAAAACAAACGAACCTACTAAAGTTATTAGTGCTAGAGAGTTATGGATGCGTTTACTTGAGACTCGTGCAGAGACTGGTGAGCCTTATCTTATAAATATAGATACATGTAATGAAGCTCTACCAGAAAAACAAAAAGAGTTAGGTTTAAGAATTAATCAGAGTAACTTATGCTCGGAGATTACATTACCGACAAACGAAGAACGAACTGCTGTTTGTTGTTTATCTAGTGTTAATCTAGAGTATTTTGATGAATGGAGAAATGATGAACAGTTTATTCAAGATTTAGTTATGATGCTTGATAATGTACTGGAACATTTCATTGAAGAAATAGTGTACACAGATAAGTTAGGTGGTTACACTGCAAATTTTAAGAGGTTTAAAACATATGTTAGAGAAGGTAAAGAAGGGTTGGTCAAAGCTGCGTATTCGGCTTACAGAGAAAGGTCTATTGGATTGGGAGCTATGGGATTCCATTCTTATCTCCAAAGTAAAGGGTTACCTTTCCAAGGTCTCCAACAAACTGGCATCAATAATACTATTTTTTCGCACCTTAAATCAAAAGCTGTTGAATCGAATAGGCTCTTGGCAGAAACTAGGGGAGAAGCTCCTGACGTACATGGTAGCAATAATCGTAACGCTCACCTTTTGGCTATTGCTCCTAATGCCAGTAGTTCTATTATATGTGGTGGTACTTCCCCTAGCATTGAACCAGTTCGTGCTAACGTATATACGCACAAAACTCTCTCCGGAAACTACAAAGTAAAAAATAAATACTTAGAAAAACTTCTTAAAAAGAAAGGACTTAACGTAGAAGAAAGAGAAAAAATATGGAAAGATATTTCAAATGAAAGAGGTTCTATACAAAATATTAAAATATTTAATAAAGAAGAAAAAGAAATATTTAAAACAGCAGATGAAATAAATCAGTTGCATTTAGTAGAACACGCTAAAATTAGACAACCATACATCTGCCAAAGTCAAAGTGTAAACCTTTTCTTTGTACCTCCAAAAGCTACTGAACCTCAGGAGGTCCATGATGAATTTTTACAATACTTAAATGATGTACACTGGTATGCCATGCATCATTTAAAATCTTTGTATTACTTGAGGTCAGATGCTGCAAAGTCTGCCGAGAATGTTAATGTACGAATACAAAGAATTAACCTAGAAGAAACCGAATGTTTAAGTTGTGAGGGATAATATGAAGTGTTGGCATTGTAATACAGAATTAATATGGGGAGGAGACCATAATATAGAAGAGAATGAAGAGTACGTCATGGAAACAAATCTAAGTTGTCCTAACTGTGGTTCGCTTGTCATGGTTTACTTACCAAAGGAGATAATAAATGAAAGAAGATAAATTTGATACTATGTATGAAGATAGATTTGATGCACTGCAAAAAAAATATGAAGCTGAAATAGCTATAGCTAAATCAGAGTTAAAAACTTATTTTGAGTTAGGTATGGGAGTAGCTGAGCACCCACACATTATTGAGTCGATGGATTTACTAATGGATAAGATGGCTACTGCTCAAGAAAAACTTGATTTACTACTCAAGGAGTTTTAACGTGACAAAAGAAGAACGAGAAAAATTTAGTCAGTTCTGTAGACGTATGTGGCTAGACCATTGTGATGAAAATAAAACACCACACTCTACCACATATACAGAAGAGGAGTATAGAAGAAAATATAATAAATGGTTACTAGCACAATATGCTAGTTACCTCAATGGAGAATAAATGAGCTTACTAGGAACACAAAATTATTTTAAACCTTTCGAGCATCCTTGGATGTTTGATTACTGGGATTTACAACAACAGATGCATTGGATACCAAACGATGTACCTTTAAACACAGATGTTAAAGATTGGAACAACCATCTAACAGACCAAGAACGCAACTTAGTCAAACAAATATTTCGATTGTTTACACAGTCAGATGTAGATGTTGGTTCAGCATATATTCATAAGTATATGAAATTGTTCAGAAAACCTGAAGCACAATTAATGATGTCGGCTTTTGCAAACATGGAAGGAATACATCAGGTTGCGTACAGTCAGTTGTTAGAGACTATTGGTATGCCGGACAAAGAGTACAAAGCATTTGCAGAGTACGAAGAGATGGCTAACAAACATGAATACCTTTTAGACTTTAGACCTACTAGAAAAAACAAACGAGAGATAGCTAAAGCTTTAGCAGTCTATTCTGCTTTTACAGAAGGACTACAATTATTTAGTAGCTTTGCAATCTTGTTAAACTTTCCTAGATATGGTAAAATGAAAGGCATGGGTCAGATTGTAACGTACTCTATACGTGACGAGTCATTACATGTTGAAGCTATGACTAAATTATTTAGAGAGTTTATCAAAGAAAATCCTGATATATGGAAAGATGATTTGAAAAAAGAACTCTATGATATTTGTAGGAAAATGGTAGAGCTTGAAGATAAGTTTCTTGATTTAGTATTTGAAATGGGAAACCTTGAAGGTCTAACTAAAGATGAAATGTATGCGTATAACAGATACATAGCTGACAGAAGATTATTACAGTTGGGATTAAAACCAAACTTTAAACAAAAAGACAATCCTTTGGAGTGGATTGATGAAGTGATAGGTGTTGAACATCAAAACTTTTTTGAAGGTAAGGCAACATCATATATGAAAGCAGGGTTAAGAGGAAATCATGGAAGTTTAACTTTTACGGAATTGCAAAATGAAAAAGAATGAAGCCACTTTGATTAGTTACAAATTAGTAATTGACCAAAAAGGTAAAGTATACAGTGAACGTAGTGTTAGTGATATAGACCAAATCGAAGAACGATTGAACCCGATTATGTTTAGTACATTAAAAACTACACTACGTACTGCTAGTTCAGAGCTAGATAAAATACACAATAAAATAGAAGCAGATTTAAATTGTAGAATACAATAATTATTTAGCTAGAGGATTACTACTGTCTTCTTCTAGTTTTTCTACGTCCTTTTCCAGTTCTCTAACTGCTATCGACAAGCCATCTATCTGTGACTGTAATAAATTAATTGAATCTAATTTAGCAATCACTCCTGTCTTCTCGGCATCTAAAGTTTTATTAATGTAAGATATAGAAGTATCGAGAGCTTCAAATCTCTTTTCAATCTCTCCCAGTCCATCATCTGTTTCTTCGGCTTTAATTATTTTTTCTTCTAAATTTTCTAGTCTATTGATATAAGTAGCACCAGTATATCCAAACCCTGCTAGAGTTCCGACTATACTAACTAAAGCTATCAGTTGTGTAGTTTTATTTTCAAACCATTCCATATTATTTCTCCTTATAAATTTGGTTGCATATCTATCATATCACCTAATGTATTTATGCTAGTACTTGATAATGCATAAAAAGCTTGTGAATTATCTCTAAGTATAGCATCTGTATAAATAGCTCTAGGTTCATACCAAGTTTCTTGCTGTGGTATTTGAGTTTCTCTATAGGCATCAAAGCCTACTACATAACCTAGATAAGCTACTAAAGTAGATTCATCACTGTATTGTCCGGTCTCTTGTTGTTCCGACTCGGCTTGCTCTTGTTGCTCTTGAATATTCTGAGCTACAATCTGTTCAGCAATTTGGTCAGCTTCACTGACTGTCATAACTCCTGATATGGCAGTATTTATCTCTCCCTGCATATCTTGAACTTGAACATCTGCCATTGCAACTTGTGGAGTGCCATCTATGTTAGGCATAATATTAATAGTTACATTGGTTGAGGGAGAATTTACGTCTGAACTCATAGACAAAACTTGTTGATTTTGTGCAGATGCAGACACAACTTGGTCTGAAATGCTTGGAGAGTTCGTTGTACTAATTCCACCAGTAGATGAAATAGAAGACCCTGAAGACCCACTTACACTTGAGGTAACCGAGGATACTCCTGCGTTTCTATTCGTTCCACCAGAGCCACCTATGGAGCTAGAAACACTATCTCTAGCAGTACGAATAGTACTAGCTACAACTTCTAGTGCCGATACTCTTACTGAGCTTTTTTCTTGGTTGATTTCTTCTTCTTCTTCGGTTTGATTTTCTCTGGTTTCTTCCATAACCACTCGTTCTTCGGGTCTATCCAAATCTGCAAATTCATCTGTAGGTTCTTCAAACCACTCTTCAACCTCTTCCAAAACTTCGACAAGTTCTTC